AGTGGTTACCACTAAGAAGATGGCGTTTAGATAACTTTGCTAACAGTGCAACCTTTAATACTAATGCTACTTTAAATATTTATGACAATGTACAACCTGGCAGAACAGTTCAAGTTTACTATACAACCACAGCTAATACATTAGATGCTAATACTGATGACTTTGCTGATGTTACTGGATTGCCACAATCTTGTCAGGATGTAGTAACTCTTGGTGCTTCCTATAAATTACTATCATTCTTAGATGCAGGTCGTATTAATCTTACATCTGCTGAGGCTGATAATGCCGATAGCAAGACTCCATCCACAGCCGGTGTTTCAGCTTCTCGCTATATCTTTGCTCTGTACCAACAGAGACTAAACGAAGAGGCGTTGAAGTTGAAAGACAAGTACCCAATTCGTATACATTACACAAAGTAAGGAAGGTTAATGGCAACTCGTTTATATAGCTCCATAAGTGTTGAGACGACACTAGCATCTACTATCAATAGTTCAGTTACATCAATGACGGTAGCAACTGGAACTGCAACCACCTTACTTGGTGGAGTTACTATAGTAGCAAATAGTCAGTTCACTGTAGCAATAGATCCAGATACTCAAAATGAAGAAATTGTTTTCATTACAGCAGGTCCATCAGGAGATACTTTTACAATAGATAGAGGTGAAGCAGGATCAGCACCTGTATCGCACTCAACAGGTGCAACAGTAAAGCACGTTCTAACCTCAGATGATTTAAATGCTTTTGCTGCTGGTATATCACCAGTGGCTAGTCTAGGTTTTTCTGGCTCAACATCTGGTACAACTACACTTCAAGCAACAGCAGTTGCTGGTACTAATACCTTAACTTTACCACCAACTACAAGTGATACCTTAGTAGGAATTGCTGCAAGTCAAACATTAACTAATAAAACTTTAACTAGTCCAGTTATTACAACTCCAACACAAAGACTTACCCTTAATGCCCAGACTGGAACTACTTATACTTTAGTAGCAGCCGATGCTTCTTATAAATTAGTAACAGCATCTAATGCTGCGGCAATTACTGTCACAGTACCACCTAGCATATTTACTGCTGGTGATGTTGTTAATCTTCAACAGATTGGCGCAGGACAAGTTACATTCGCACAGGGTGCTGGTGTAACTATCACATCTACCGGTGCAACTGCAACTGCTCCTAAGTTAAGAGCACAGTATTCAACTTGTTCAATTATCTGTACAGCATCTAATACCTTCACAGTGATTGGGGATCTATCCTAATGGCAACCACATACAAAGTCTTAGGGCAACTAGCCCCTGCAAGTACATCAGGTGATCTATATACAGTGCCTTCCGCAACGGAGGCAGTTGTATCTACTATTAACGTAGTAAATACTGGTACTACTGATTCAACTATTAGTATAGCAATTCGTAAGAATGGTGCTTCTCTAGCAACCAATCAATATATTATAAATGGTTTAGTACTAAACGCTAAGGTTACACTTGCCTATACCTCTGGTTTAACTTTGGATGCAGCAGATGTGATTACAGTAATTTCAACAAATAATGATTGCGCTTTTAGCGCCTTCGGATCGGAGATAGCCTAATGTCAATATCACTAATTGGTGTAACTACTGGACCAACGGGACCTACTGGACCTACGGGACCGACAGGAGCTACCGGTGCTGCTGGTGCTGTTCTTGCAATTAATGCTCAGACTGGTACCACATACACTCTAGTAGCAGGTGATCTTAACGATCTAGTAACATTAAGTAATGCTAGTGCTATTACCCTTACGGTTCCACCTTCAGTATATTCTGCTAACGATACTATTAATATTGCTCAAGTTGGTGCAGGACAAGTAACCCTTGCTCAAGGTGCTGGCGTAACTATTAACTCAACTGGTGCTACAGCTACCGCCCCTAAACTTAGAGCGCAATACTCAGCAGCTTCAATCATTTGTACTGCCTCAAATACATTTTTAGTAGTGGGAGATATAGCCTAATGCCAATAATCTTAGGAGTTGTAGCCTCACAAAATTACCCAAGAGCTTTAACTGTTGACTACCTTGTTGTCGCAGGTGGTGGCGGTGGTGGTGCATTATTATCAGGCGGCGGTGGAGCAGGTGGTCTAAGATCTACAGTTACTGCAACAGGTGGTGGTGGCAGTTTAGAAACTGCATTATCTTTGGCAGTAAATACTTCATATACTGTAACAGTAGGTGCTGGCGGTGCTGCTGGAGTTTCTGGCGGTGGTCCAGCGGGATCTGGTTTTAATGGATTTAATTCTGTCTTTTCTACAATTACTTCTACTGGTGGCGGTGGTGGTGCTGTGGGTGGTGAGGCGGTTGACGTTTCTGCTGGCAAAAATGGTGGTTCAGGTGGTGGTGGTGGTGGTACTGGGGCTGGGTCAGCTTCTGGTGGAACTGGAACTGCAAACCAAGGTTATGCTGGCGGAAGTTCAAAAAGTGGTGCTAACTATGGTCCAGGCGGTGGAGGCGGTGCTGGTGCCGTTGGTGCTAATGGTACTAATAATGGTGGCGATGGTGGCGCTGGTGTAGCCGTATCTATTAGTGGCTCTTCTGTAACATATGCAGGCGGTGGCGGTGGTACTGGTGGTAATCCTACAGGTACTGCCGGAGCAGGTGGTTCAGGCGGCGGTGGTGCTGGCTCAACCTCATATAATGGAGGAACAGGAACTGCTGGTACCGCAAACACAGGTGGTGGCGGTGGTGCTGGTGGTGGAACAGCTGGAGCAGGCGGCTCAGGAATTGTAATTGCTCGCTACTCTGGTACAACACAAAGAGCATACGGTGGAACTGTAACCACATCAGGTGGCAATACAATTCACACATTTAATTCTTCAAGTACATTTTATACAGGTGTTCCTTCGGGTTCCCCTAAAGCAACTGGTGGAGAAATATCTACTGATGGCACTTATTGGATTCATTTTTTTACTACATCAGGAACATTTACTCCTAATCAATCACTAACTGCTGACTACTTGGTAGTAGCAGGAGGAGGTGGCGGAGGTGCTAATTATGCTGGAGGTGGAGGTGCGGGTGGTCTAAGAAGTACCGTTACTGCAACTGGTGGTGGGGGGTCTTTAGAATCTGCTTTGTCTTTAACAGCACAGGCTTACACAGTAACCGTTGGTGCAGGTGGTGCTGGTGGTGGTCCTAATTCAACAAGTGGTGTTCAAGGTAGCAATTCTGTTTTTTCAACTATTACTTCTACAGGTGGTGGGTTTGGTGCTAAAAACGACGTTGCTGGCGGTAGTGGAGGTAGTGGCGGTGGTGCTGGTGGTGCTGGTAGTGGTAGTGCAATTTCTGGTGGTTCAAGAACTGTTAATCAAGGTTTTGCAGGTGGCGCCAATTTCCCACAAGATAACATTGGACCTGCTGGCGGCGGTGGAGGAGCGGGTGCAGTTGGTTCAAATGCAACTGTAAACAAAGGTGGTAATGGCGGTAACGGTGTAGCAGTATCCATTACTGGCTCATCTGTAACTTATGCTGGTGGTGGTGGTGGTGGAATTATTGGTGAAACTGCTGGCACAGGTGGAACAGGTGGTGGTGGTAATGGTTCAGCATCTAGTAATGGTACAGGTGGTAATGCTAATACAGGCGGTGGAGGTGGCGGTTCTAGTGGTGGGTCTAACTTTATTGGTGGTAATGGTGGTTCTGGTATAGTAATTATCCGTTATGCAGTCTAACCAAGGAGTAATATGAGTAATGTAAGTAAAATTAAACCAACTAAACCAACTCAATGTTTTAGCTATGAGGTTAATATGTTAGTTCATATTATTGCCGATGATGAAACAACTGCCAAAGCCCAGCTTGATGAAAAGGGTGGGATAGTAACAAAGCGAGATGTTAAATTAGTAAATACAGCAACTCTATACGGAGAAAGTAAGGACAAATAAATGGGTCACTATGCAAAAGTAGAAAATGGAATTGTCACACAAGTAATTGTGGCTGATGGACCAGACTGGTGTGAAAAAAATTTAGGTGGTGAGTGGGTTCAAACCTCTTATAATACTAAAGGTGGAGTTCACTCAGGCGGTAAGTTACCTATCCATAAAAATTATGCAGGTATCGGATATACATTTGATGGTATCGGCTTTGCCGCACCTCAACCATTCCCTTCTTGGACAAAGAACTCAGATACTTATCTGTGGGAAGCACCAGTTGCTATGCCAACTGATGACAAGCGTTATACCTGGGATGAAGCAACAACCTCTTGGGTTGAAGCACCTGCTCTTTAAGCAATAACAATTATTAATGACCCCGCTTCGGCGGGGTTTTCTATTTAAGGAGATCAATGGCATACGGCGATGATATTACCGAAGGCATACCCTACGTATTATCCAACCCTGCTGGTGCTACAAACTATTCAGCTACTGGTGTTAATTATGATATGGCTATTGCCGGTCAACCATTCTTCATTGCAGCATCCGATGATTCACCTTATCGTAGAGTAACTGCTAAGTATCGTAAAGAACAGTATGACCAGACCAGAGAAGCTGGTGAGCAATCACTTACTGGTTGGTGGTTTAGATCTCAATCAACATTCCATCTTGGCGCTGGTATTAAATACTTTGAACCAGCACAGGATGAGTCACTTCGTTTCCAGTACACAGAGTCTAAAGGTGTAGATGTCTT